TTGCGGACCAAGGTGATGCTTTTACGTTTGGTTTTCTTGCGGCTTAGTTCGCTGAGGCTGGTTGCTGGACCGCATATTATGTCCAGATCTTTGTTTACAAAAGTCTTTAGGTAAGGACGGAACACGTCCCATTCGTGCTTGAGAAATATATTAATTGGAATACTGCGGTTACTTTCCCACCACCAAACGTTAGCAAGGTCCAGGAACTGAGTCTTAAGATCGTGGCTTTGTATTAATCCAAAGTCGTATATGGTGGTAATTAAATCATCACGGTTTTGTACAACACCAACGTATTCGTTGCCAGCGTAGGTACACAATGTTATAAATGGATAGCGTTCTGCTAATTTTTTAAATAGTTCTGGGCCCATAAATAGTGTTATAACGGAGTTTTATAAATGTATTCTACCACTGCCTATTTATATCAACAAAAACAGCAGGTGCTGTTAATTAACAACAGTGGTGCATACTTTGATCGGAGATGGCAATCAGTGTACGCAAAAAATCTTAAACTAAACCGTGGCGTTGACAACGTCATACTATTTGAATTTATCAATCAAGACCAGAAGCCTGTAAATATTTCAGGTAGTACAATCACATTTCGACTTATTGATCAGGATGGTTGTACACTTTTACTAGCAAAAGATCTGGTGCATTTGAACAGCACCTATGGTAGAGCCAAGGTAACAATTACAGAAGATGATCTTGATAGTTTTCATGCTCAGAGTGCTAGCTACAGTCTAGAAAGAGGCAGTGGCGATTTATGGGAAGCAGTGTATGTTGATGATTACTCAGGCGGCCGCGGCAATGTCGATATACTTGACACTGTTTACCCAGACTTCCTTGAAAGCAAAGAAATGATCGTACCAAGTTACACCGTACAAAACATAGATAGCAAAAATCGCGTACACACTAGTGCTATCTACGTTGAAGGCCTATTGATGACCACCCTGCAAATCGATCTTGAAAATTTTACAGGGTCGTGGAAAGCACAGGGTAGTGAAACACTACTGGGTCCATGGTATGATATAGGAAATGAGGCTGTCTACACCAATGAGACAAATCGAATTGGTTTTAATGTCGAAGGACTACACAATTACCTGCGTTTAGAAATCAACCAATTTGGCCAGGATGCTGTGATAACACCAGTTATGAACAACCAGGTTGTGGCTGGGTTAACTGTTACAGCGGGAGGCAGTGAGTTTGTTTACAGTGGTGCAAACATCAATATTGAAGGACTGGGTACAGGCGCAACAGCCACGGCTACTGTTAGTGGAAACGCTGTTAGCACTGCAACTGTTGTAAGTGGCGGGCAAGGGTACATTACCACCCCAACTGTTACTGTGGACCTGGGTAAAATTTCAAAAATCAAATATCGTTAACCAAAAAACTTTACAATACTTTTAATCATGCTAAACTATTAGCATGATTGATCTTCTAACTTACTTGCCAGCAAAACGTAAACAGACATCAGGCGGATGGATCTCATTTAATGCACCCTGTTGTGTACATAATGGCGAGAGCCAGGACAAGCGTGGACGTGGCGGTATCAAGTTCAACGAAGACAGCTGGAGTTATCACTGTTTCAACTGTGGGTTTACTGCTAGTTTTATGTTGGGACGTAATCTTAGTTTTAAAGCCAAACGTTTGCTGGGTTGGTTCAACGTACCGCAGGAAGAAATAGAACGCATCAATCTCGAAAGTCTGCGTCATCGTAGCATCGAAGGACTTGCACTTGAGCGTCAACAAATACAACAACGTTTGATGAACATTGAGTTTGAAGAACGTGAATTGCCCAGCCGTGCATACAAGATTGAAAAAGAGACAACATTGTGGAAGTACATAGAAGATAGATGTTTGCCCGAAGACTATCCATACCTCACACAGGATGTAGAACACAGTGCCCGTGTTGGATTTATAATACCCTTCACACACAACAACACCATAGTAGGACATGCCACACGATACATTGATGGCAGGATACCCAAGTACATACAGGACATACAACCAGGCTATGTGTTTGGAACAGACCTACAACAGCCTGATTGGCAGTATGCTATTGTGGTTGAAGGTGTGATTGATGCATTATGTATCAATGGCTTGGCTGTGTTACACAACAACATCAACGAAGCACAGAGCAGACTGATACGCAGTTTGGAAAAAGAAATTATTGTGGTGCCTGATCAGGACGAAGCTGGACTCAAATTGATTGACAGCGCACTGGAGTACAACTACAGTGTAAGCATACCTGACTGGCCAGCTGACATAAAGGATGTTAATGATGCTGTTTGTCGCTACGGAGAGATAACTACACTGCTAATGATAATGGAAAGCCGTGTAAGCGGCAAGATCAAAATTGAAATGGCTCGCAAAAAGCTCAAGGCCAAAATCAAATGATATCAAGCCACTGCGGGTTTCAACCATTAAAAGAAGTCTGGGTAGGTGGGTGCTATCCAGGTAGCTTTGCACACGCTCTACCAGAAAAGCATAGAAGTGTTTTCCAAGAAATTTCTGAAATAACCAATCAGGATTTGCAGAATCTACAAGATGTTTTAGAGAGGCTTGGCGTTGTTGTACAGAGACCTAATTTTGAATCTATTGAATTGTATCTTGACGAAAAACATACTTTAATAAAGCCTCCAGTTAGCCCTAGGGACTGGGCACTTGTATTGGATGATACATTGTACATTATACCTCAGTATCCAAATAGCGTAACTGGATTCGATAGTACAGTGGAATCCTACAAACAAAAAGGCCACAAAGTGACTGTGCTTGATCGTAGTCAAAATGACCCAATGTGCTATTTGAGTTTTCCTAGCATTGTGCGATTAGGAACTGATCTTGTAATTGACATTAATCCTGGAACGATAGATATTGTACAGCCTGTGATCAACAAACTGCAAGAAAAGTATAAAATACATTTGAGTGATACTGGCGACCACAGTGATGCAATATTTTGTCCAGTTGCCCCGGGACATATTTTTAGCACTCACTATAAAACCAGTTATGAACAAACATTTCCTGGTTGGGAAATATTTTACCTAGCAGACACCCCAAGTCGCAGGGTGCAAAACGGATCTAACAATCAATGGTGGCTACCAGGATACGATTATGCACACTTTAACGACTTTGTTTTTGATGTAGCAAAAGATTGGATTGGCCAGGCTGATGAAACTGTTTTTGAAGTAAACATGTTGATTGTTGACGAAAAAAATGCTATAGTAATTGCTGAGGACGATAGAGGTTGCGATAAACTAGAGTCTTTAGGTATAACACCACATGTGGTAAACATGAGTACTAGAGCATTTTGGGATGGCGGAATACATTGTGTTACTTGCGACATACATAGAGAAGGTAACATCATAAATTATATGGAACTTGTAAAAAATAAATGAAAGATTACTCACCTGAAGTACAACAACTGTTTTTAGAAATCATGATGCAGGATGCACAGAGCTTCCTGCGTGTACAGAACATATTCAACAGTGAAAACTTTGACAGGCATTTGAAAGAAACTGCACAGTTCATCTATGATCATGCAAATGAACACAAGACACTGCCTGACCGTAGACAAATTGAAGCAGTTACAGGAGTCAAGTTGCAAGAGATTCCTGAACTCAACGAAGGTCATATAGATTGGTGCTTGCAGGAGTTTGAAGGATTTACTCGACGCAAAGAACTAGAACGTGCTATCCTAAAGAGTGCTGACCTGTTGGAGAAAGGCACATATGATCCTGTGGAAAAACTGATCAAAGATGCTGTACAGATCAGTTTAACAAAAGACTTAGGCACAGACTACTTTGAAGATCCACGTGGCAGACTGAGCGCACTCAAAGACAACAACGGACAGAATAGCACAGGCTGGCCTGCACTAGACAAACTGCTGTATGGAGGATTCAACAGAGGCGAACTACAGATCTTTGCAGGTGGATCAGGTTCGGGTAAGAGTTTGTTTATGCAGAACTTGGCCGTAAACTGGTTGGAAGCAGGACTTAACGGTGCGTACATTACGTTGGAGCTCAGTGAAGGGTTGACTGCTATGCGTATTGACAGTATGCTGACTAACACAGCCGCAAAGCAACTGTTTAAGGATCTTGACACTGTGGAAATGAAAGTCAAGATGATGAAGAAGAAATCCGGTAACCTGCAGATCAAATACATGCCGGCACAGAGCAACGTAAATGATGTTCGTGCATTCTGCAAAGAGCTACAAATTAAAACTGGACGCGGCATTGACTTTATGTGTGTTGACTACTTGGACTTGTTGATGCCGGTGAGTGCAAAGGTAAGCCCAAATGATCAGTTTGTAAAAGACAAGTATGTTTCAGAAGAACTACGCAACTTGGCTAGGGAAATGAACATATTGTTTGTAACAGCATCGCAGTTAAACAGATCGGCCGTGGAAGAGATTGAGTTTGACCACAGCCATATTGCAGGTGGTATCAGTAAGATCAACACTGCTGATAACGTGTTTGGTATCTTTACAAGTAGGGCAATGCGTGAGCGTGGTCGCTATCAAATACAAGCAATGAAGACACGTTCAAGTTCGGGTGTTGGACAAAAGGTAGACTTGGAGTTTGACATGTAGAGCCTGCGTATCCGTGACTTGGGAGAAGATCAAGAT